TACGGCAAAATCATTGACCAAATCTAATATCTTTAATTAGATATACAATTTGTACCAAATTGAGAAAATCCCTTGGGCAGGTATGCTATACTTTGTCCAAGGGATTTTCCCTATTATCAACAAGGATGGTATGTAAATGAGTGATAAGAATGTAGACCTTTTTAAAGGTACTGAAATTACTTTTGCGGATGGGGTTAAGCGTGTTGTTAAGCCTCTTACGATTAAACATTTGCGTGAATTTATGAAAGTTGCAAATGAAATGAAAACCAATGATGAAGCAGGCATGACTGACGAGGACATTGATAAAATGATTTCCGCAGCATCAATTGCCTTGCGTAAAGCAGACCCAGTTTTAGCTGCAGATAGAGAATTGCTTGAAGATGTTCTTGACCTTAGAACATTCGGTGAAGTAATGGCTGCCGCAATGGGATCAGACCCAAACCAGTAAATAGGGTTGGGGGTGGAGATAATTCACCCCTTGTTTGGGAAGATATACCCTTAGTAAAATACGAATCAGAAATATTTGTTCAGACAGGTGCTTGGCATAGTCTTGAGCAATTAGAAGAGTCATTAATTTTGCATGAGATGTTTTTGCTTTATCGTGCATGCACTAACGAGTTTAGTAAAAACATGAAAGCTCTTGCTGCCTCTCAAGGGGCCGATGTTGACTTTGAAGATGATTGGTACGATCAATCGGATAATATAAGAGATCATGCTATTACTCAAACTGAAGTAAGAATGCTCCCACAAGGGTTTGGCTTGGGTTATAGCACAGAATGACAATTGCTTTTTTGTCAATAAAATGCGATAATTTACATTGGTACAACTATGTCTGATGTAGATATTATAATTAATGTTGCAACGCAGGGCGCAAAATCAATCACTGATTTAAGCGCTTCTTTGCGTTCATTAAACAAAGGTTTAGTTGACTTAAATATACCGCTTAAGAAATTAGATGCTCACAGCCAAGCTGTAGCTAAAGCTTTGGGTATGGGCGCAAGAAGCGCCAACGATCACGCTAAAACACTTAAAGGGTTAATCACTAATCAAAAAGCTCTTGGTGCTGAAACTAGAAGAATAAGAACAGAAATTGGAGCATATCGCGCAGCAATTGGTTTTGCTGGGTCAAGCAACAAATCTTTTGCAGATTCTGCCCGTAGATCAGTAACCGAACTTAAGGCAATGGATAGAGCATTGCGAGGAATGCGAATTAGAGCATTCGGTTCAGACCTGCGAGCAACATCTACCAGAATTCAAAAAATTGGTAAAGATGCACAGTTTGTAGGTAGAAGCTTAATGATTAACTTAACAGCTCCTTTAACGCTGTTTGCAAGAGCTGGGTTCCAACAACTTATTGCTGTTGATAAAGAACTTGTTCGTTTAACTAAAGTTCTTGACAACGTTGCACTCTCTGCTGAGCAAGCTAATAGAAAACTTGGTCCAGGTGCTACTCCTAAACAAGTTCAAGGTTTAACTAATGCTTTTAATAATTTAAATATTGAATTAACAAAAATTAGTTCCAACTATGGTGTGTCAAAACAACTTGTTGTTGGTCTTGCATCAGATTTTGCAGAATTGGGTATTACTGGTCATGAAAGCATTTTGGCTTTAACCGAATTGACTGCTCAAATTGAAAAACTTGGTGCAATGGATATCAGTGGAGCTCAAGATTTAACTCAAGCATTATATTTCCAATCAGTTAGAGCTTATGAAAATACCGGTGCTTTCAAAGGCATGACGAGTGCAATTGATAGAGAGGCTCTCGCTGTTAAAGCCGCTACTACTCAAATGCAATTGTTTAACGCCATTGAAAACGTAACAGCATTAACGCTAAAAGATTTAGGTCAGGCATTCCCAGAAGTTGCATCAATGGCTGTCTCATTTGGTTTGTCTATGACAGAAGCAGCCGCTTTGCTTGCTCCGATGAAAGCCGCTGGTTTAGATGTTGGAGCATCAGCTAACTCAATTAAAGTATCTTTGCAGAGAGCATTAAGCCCTACTACTAAAAATATAAAAATTTTACAAGGGCTTGCTGAATCTTTTGGAGAAGCTGGTAATGCTTCAAGCGCATTTGCGACTGCAAATAAAACTGGTTTAACAGGTCTGCAATCTATCACTGAAATTTTTGACAAGGTTATGGCTTCTGAGGCAGGCATGGAAGGAGCAATGAAGTTGATGTCAAACTTGTTTGAGAAACGACAGGGGCCGCGTATGTTTCTTGCTATTGAACAACTTTCTCTATTTAACAAAGAATTAAATATAGCGACTAGGGGATCGCAAACTGCTGAGGGTTTACTAGCCGGTGTTGCTGAAAACGCATTAAGACAATTTAATATTTTAAATAAAACAGCTTTGCCAGAAACTGTTAATAACTTTAAAGATATTGGTATCATTGCAAGAATCGCAACTGCTCATAGTGGGCAGATGGTTGAAGGTTTTGGAAAAGTTAATACTGCTCAAATTAAAACAGCTAAAGAAGCAAGAAAAGCCGTTGCTGACAGAATTCTATTAGAAAAACAATCTAAAGGAAGAGATGTTGTTTCTGAAGTAAAAACAGAAACAGGTCGAGCAATGATCGTTGAGCTTGCTGGTGCGTCTAACGCTGCGGAAGTTGCAAATGCTGAATTAGGAGAATCTCTTAAGGCATTGTCGGTTGTTACAGAAAGACTAAAAAATAATTTTAAACTTTTTGCTGCTGACATTATGAGAGCAGTAGTGCCTACCTTGCAAAAATTAAGTGACAAAGTTCAAGAGTTGATGGATAAATGGAATAACTCTACTCAAGAATTTAGAGATCGGGTTTCTAAAGTAATTACAATTATCGTAGCCTTCCTTGCAGCGCTTGGTCCTGTAGTTCTTGCTATCGGAACCATGCAGGCTGTTACCGGAGTTTTAGGTAGAGCGGTTGCTGTATTCATTCCTAAACTGAGGACTGAAACAGGAGCGTTTATTGGATTAGGAAGAGCTATTCAAGGGGCAACTGCTTCATTAGCTGCGCATAACGCTGTTCAAAATAAAACATTTTTAGGTGCAATTAAAAATAAATTGCTTGGTAAAGCGGATGTTCGGAAACCGCAAGTTGCGATAGATCAAATAACAGCAAAACAAAGAGGGTTGTTTAAGGGTGTTTATGACCCAATCTCAAAACCAAAAATGACCAACAAGGCAATGATTGCTGAAGAGCAATTAAGCGCATTTAAAAAACGAACAGGACTTCCTGCTCGTGAGTTTAAAAGAACACAAAGATTTGCTGATGCCGCGGCAACGGGCGCAAAACTTTCTAAAAAAGATGCATTGTATCTTTCGGATTTACAATTTAATAAACCTCTTGCGGCTTTTCAAGCTCATAGTGCCGCTGTACAGTCAATGCCTTCAATTTTGGCAGAAGGTCAAACGGCAGCGGCTCCAAGAATTGCAGACGCAAAAAGACAAAGAAAAATTTTTAAACAAGCTCCGGGTTTTGCTAAAGCTGGAGTTACCACTGATCGTTTAGGAACTCAATTCTTTTCGGGAGGCGGCACAGCAATTAGCGAAAAACGAGCTGGGCAGCTTGCAACAGGTCAACTCCGTGGTCGTGTTGGTCTTGCTAAAGATGCAGCTATGTCAGGCATTAAGGATGTTGGTGTTAAAGGAAAAAATCTAGGAAAAGGTTTTGTTGATGCAGTAAACCCAGTAAAGCAATATAGATCAGCAATTAATGGGGCAAGGGTATCTATGGCAGCTCTTGATGCCCAAAATAAATTATACCCTTTAGCCGCGCAAGGTGGATTTGCCAAAGCTCGTGTTGCAGTAATGGGATTTGTAAAAGGAATTAAATTTGCAAATACTGCAATGAAGATTTTAAGAATGACAATGATTGCGTCTGGTATTGGGGCAATACTTCTAGTAATTGCAGTGGCTGTTATGGCTGTAATGAAAAATATGGACAAATTTAAAGCCGGAGCAAAACCTGCGCTTGATGCAATATCTACTGCTTTTGGAAAAATTAAATATGCAATAGGTGAAGTGATTAGGCCTATTCTTGATTTGTTTGGAATGTTCGGCAAAGGCGAAGATGCTGGCGAAAGTGCCGCAAATGGTATTGGTTCAATATTTGCAAAACTAGCACCTGTTATAACATTCTTGGGAGACCTGATATCAGATTTACTCTACAATGTTGTTCGCCCAATATTCCAGGCAATTGCAAATGCTGTTATGGCTGTGGTTAGTATATTTCAAGGAAAATGGAAAGCTGCGTTTGGGTTCTTAGTTGCGGCTTTAGCGAATATTGGGAAGATGTTTGTTAATGTTTGGATGATGGTCGCTAATGCAAGTATTTCTATTATTACTGGTATGGCAAAAGCTGTTGTAAACATATTTTTCCTTATGTTAAATAAAGTAATTGACATGTATCTAAGTGCCATAACTTCACTTGCTAACGGCGCTGCAAATCTTCTTGATAAAGTCGGTCTTGACGGTCTTGCTAAAAAAATAAGAAGCGGTGTTTCTTCTATAAGCAGTTCTGTTAAAGGCGCTAGTAAGGCTATTCAAGGTGGAATTATTGGGGGTATTGACGCTGCTGGTGATTTTGCTAAGAAAGCTGTAACTAAAATAGGAACAACTCTTAAGAGTGGATTAGAAAAAGGTACATCTAAAGGAATGAAGTCAAGTACCGGAGCAATTTTTGGCGCTAAGGATAATATCGTAGATGCTGGTAAAGAAGTAGGCGAAGCCGGTGGAGAAGCGATTGCTAACGCTATGGGTGATGCTGCTGGAGAAGCTGGTGACAAAGCCGGTAAAGCAATTAAAGATGGCATAAAAGAAGCTGCTCAAAAGTTGCAAGATTATGTTCGTGATGCATTTAAATCGGCATTAGACAAGATGATTGACGCAACTGTTGCGGCAATGAAAAAACAAAAAGAAGCTGGTCTTAAAGTATTTGATGTTCAACTTAAGACTCTTGAGAAGTTAGAAAAAGCAGAAGAGTCATTAACAAAGACAAAAGAATATCAACAGAATCTAAGAAAGATTCTTGATGACAGAGATTTAAATCGTGCTAATTACATTCGTAACCGTGCTCTTGCTATCTACGAAGGTCGTGTTGATGATGCTCGTATGCTTGACCTTGAGCAACAAGGAACAGAGAAAAGCTCTGTTGCGGATGAAGTTTCTCTTGTTGATAGCCGAAGAAAAGATTTAGCAGCAGAAAATCTTGCTGCGCTTAGAGAAGCAATTGCTGAGGCTAAGGAAAAAGCTGGAGAGCTTTTTGACCTTCAAATTGAAGCATTCCAGAAAGCTGCTGCTGACATAATCAAGATTGGTCCAGTAACAATTGAGCAATATACTGTAATGCAAAAAGAGTTAGAGACTCTTGCGAATACTTCTTCAACAAAAATGAATGAAGATTTTGGAACCATGTTTGAAAATTTTGTTACAACAATTGGTGATAAAATGCCGAACAAGGTTGTTGGGGCATTCTCTACAAGTCTTGATCTATTGGTAGCTGAAGCGCAATCCAAATATGGTCTTGGTTCTGATCCATCAGAGAATACTATTATTGGCGTTACTCTTGGAATGCTCACAAGCATTGGCGACAAGATGGGTGAGGGTGGTCCGGCTGTTGTGGAAGCGTTTGGTGCAATCACAACTGATTTGCATGGTAATTTCACAACGGCAAAAGATGCAATTTTAGTAGATGTTCAAGAAGCATTCTTAGCTCCATTTAAGAAAGCATTTGATGAAGCTGACCCAACGGCAGTGTTCAATCAAGCAATCAAAGATGGCAACCTTGCTATGTTAAGGGATTTTGAAAATACTCTTGAATTGAATAAAGCATTGATGGACAAAATGGCTGCGAATCTTGATCCAGCAATTTTAAAATACATACAGCTTAAAGCCGCTATTGATGCTGCAAATGATGCCGCTGCGGGTGGCGGTGGAGGCGGTGCTGCTGCTGGGTATACAGGAAATGTTAAAAATATGGTTAACCCGATGGGTAGTAAAACAGCGGATTCATATTTAGCAAATCTGGCATTACAAAAACAAATTACACCAATTGTAAACGCTGGTCAAAAATTAATTGCTCAAAATTTAGATCGTGGTCGTGTTCCAGAAAATAAATATAATTTAAATCAACCTAATTATAGTATCTTTATACCTAAAGCTACTCAGGTAAAACCAGGTTTTAAAGAAGGTGGATACATTCCAGCTCCAGAAACTCAAGGAGTGCCTGCGTTACTGCATGGCGGAGAATATGTCCTTAACGCTAAAGCTGTTAAGAGGATAGGCGTTTTTGCTTTGGAAAAAATCAATAACAACATGATGCCTAAATTTAAAAAAGGTGGATATGTTTCTGAAAAAGGAAGTGTAAATAACACTCCATCATTTAAAAAAGGCGGGTATGTTCCAAAAATGAATTCAATGCCTGTTCCATTAATTTTTAATGGTGGTATTAGCGCAATCCGAAATATTAATAATGCAAAATTTACTGCTCCATCTGGCTCCCCATCGTATTCTGGTTCTGGTCAAACATCTAGCGTTTCAACTGTCAATATTAATGTTGATACATTTATTGGAGAAGAAGAATGGTTTAAGGGAATGATGAAAGACTATAACATCAACATCCTTCCTCGCATGCAAAAAAATGCTGGAAATGAAACAAGATCATTTACCACATATAACGGAATCAACCAGGGAATGTAATGAGTATTCAAAATCAACAAACCACAATAACTCATCTTGTAAAATTAAACGGGTTTGAGATTACAGAGCATAATAGAAAATTTGATGGCGGTACAGCTATTAGTGCTAATGATATTGAATTAATCAACGGGGATAAAAAAAGGTATATCAGGAATAATAAAAATTTATATAATTTTAATTTTACATATCTTCCATCTTTACAGACACATACCGTAGATGGCAGAAGAGGGCGTGATTATTTATATTCTATCGCTATGACCCCAGCAAGTGTTTCGTTATCAATCAAACTTGATCCGGAAGAAAATTTTTATACAACTACAGTATATGTGGAGTCTTATAGCGAAACTCTGATAAGAAGGGATTTAACATCTCAGTGTTCTTATTATGATGTGACTATAAGTTTTAAAGAGGCTTAAATGGAAAGCTATTTTAGTTTTTCTGAACCACTTAATTCTGGTATAGATTTTTATAGAGCAGATGATTATGTCATCATTGATGCATCCATAGATATCACTAGCAATGTAAGTGCCATTTTTATTAAAACAGCTTTTGCTCAAATTAGCATTTCTGGCGCTCTTGATACAACACTTAATGCAGTCTTTGAAAGACAAGATGCGTTGTCAAATATT